ATGAGCACCGTCGACATCGAGGAAAAGGGGCCCGACGGGCTGCCGATCATCCACTGGTGGGTCGAACGCGAGGAGTTCGAGAAGATCCAGGCGCTGCTCGACGCGGGGGGCAACATCGAGGAGCCTGGCTTTCAGGGGGCAACGCCGCTCTTGAAGGCGGCCGTGGCCGACAGCTGGCCGATGGCGCTGTTCCTGATCGAGCGCGGGGCTTTCATCGGCGCGGTGGACCGGCGCGGGATGACGATGCCCTGGCTTGCTGCCACCAGCCGGGTGAAGGAGGGCAACCCCGATTTCGAGGCGTTGCAGAAGGTGCGGGCCATCCTGAACGAACGCGGAATGTTTGGCCAGTATTACGAGCCGAACGATGTGAAGAAGCGCATAAAGGAAGGCAACTGGCCGCCGAAATAGGGCATCCGGCGGCAGGGGCGACCCACATCGGTTTCGGAGGTGGTTAAGAAAACCCTAACCAATCAGTCGGTTAGCCGGCGGCGCGCGCCAATTTGGCTTGACTCTGCGAACGCTCTCATCTATAGGTTGTGACACGATGAGAGAGGTGGGCGCGGCAACTCGTGAGGGTGGCCGCTTTTTTAATGCCGTGGCCCTCTGGCGACCAGCGGGCCCCGGCCTCTAGCGAGACATGACCATGAATGATCGACCCGACCGCGAGGGCGGGGGCGCAGATGGCGTGCTGTCTGCGGCGGAGCGACTCGTGGCCGAGAGCGCGGGGGCGTTGTCGGCAAGGATGGCTGGCGCGCAGGCGGGAGATGGAGACGGGGCGGAGGCCGTGCTGAGCGGTATCCGACACCTCCGCCGCCTGCTGCTTGCAGCCTACCAGGAGAAAGAACGTGCTGAGGAATATCAGAAGCGAGGGCCAGCTTGTGGAGCAGGCGACAGCAGGCATGGCTCCGAGCGAAGCCTCGGACAGGGACGCGGAGCCGGAGCGGTGCTCGACCTCGACGCCGCACGGGCTGAAATCGGGCGCCGCCTGGCTCGCCTCCGCGCCGCGGGAGATCCAGGAGAGCTTTCTGGCGGAACTGAGCCCTGAGGCGCTGGCGGCGCTGCCCTGGCTCTTCGAGTTCTGGGCCTTGCCGCACCAGCTGCCGCCGGACGGCGACTGGCGGGCCTGGGTGATCCTGGGCGGGCGCGGCGCGGGCAAGACCCGCGCCGGTGCCGAGTGGGTGCGGGCGCAGGTGGAAGGCGCCGGGCCTTTCGACGAGGGCCGCTGCCGGCGCATGGCGCTGGTGGGCGAGACCATCGACCAGGCCCGCGAGGTGATGGTGTTCGGCGAGAGCGGCATCCTCGCCTGCTCGCCGCCCGACCGGAAGCCGGAGTGGAAGGCCGGGCGCAAGCAGCTCGAATGGCCGAACGGCGCGGTGGCGCAGGTGTTTTCGGCCAGCGACCCGGAGGCGCTCCGGGGCCCGCAGTTCGATGGCGCCTGGGTGGACGAGCTGGCCAAGTGGAAGAAGGCGCAGGAGGCCTGGGACATGCTGCAGTTCGGTCTGCGGTTGGGCGACGCCCCGAGGATGTGCGTCACCACGACGCCGCGCAAGCAGGCGCTGCTGCGGGAGTTGCTTGAGCGGAGGAGCACGGTGGTGACCCGGGCTGCGACCGAGGCGAACCGGGCCTGGCTCGCCCCGGCCTTCCTCGAGGAGGTGCAGGCGCGCTATGGCGGCACCGCGCTGGGGCGGCAGGAGCTGGAGGGCGTGATGCTCGATGACATCGACGGTGCGCTCTGGCGGCATGAGGCGCTGGAGGCAGCCCGGCTGCGCGAGGTGCCGGAACTGGCTCGCGTGGTGGTGGCGGTGGATCCGCCGGTGACCGGGCACAAGGGATCTGATGCCTGCGGGATCGTCGTGGCTGGCCTGGAGGCCGGCTCCGGCGACCCGAAGGACTGGCGGGCGGTGGTGCTTGAGGATGCCTCCGTGCAGGCCGCCTCGCCGCTCGACTGGGCGCAGGCGGCGCTGAAGGCCGCCGAACGCCACGGCGCCGACAGGGTGGTGGCCGAGGTCAACCAGGGCGGTGACCTGGTGGAGACGCTTCTGCGGCAGCTCGACCCGACGGTGCCGTTCCGGGCGGTGCGGGCCTCACGCGGCAAGGTCGCCCGCGCCGAGCCGGTGGCGGCGCTCTACGAGCAGGGCCGGGTGCGACACATGCCGGGCCTCGGCGCGCTGGAAGACGAGATGGGCCGGATGACGGCGCAGGGTTACCAGGGCAGCGGCTCGCCCGACCGGGTGGATGCGCTGGTCTGGGCTTTGACGGAGCTGATCCTCGACCCGGCGGCGCAGTGGCGCAACCCGAAGATGCGGACGCTCTAGAGGAGCGAACGGTGGGTTTTACACATTTTAAACCCGACCGGCGATGTTGAGCCGTCCTGACGGGCGACTGGTGGGTGACCCCCACCCTGTGGACAACGAAAAAGGAGAGACGGATGGTCTTCGACTTCCTCAAGCGGGAGCGGGGTGGGGGCGGCGTGCCGGAGCAGAAGGCTTCTGCCACCGGCCCGGTGATCGCCTATCATGGCGCGGGCCGGGTGGCCTGGAGCCCGCGCGACACGGTATCGCTCACCAGGACCGGGTTCACGGGCAACCCGGTGGGGTTCAGGGCGGTGAAGCTGATTGCCGAGGCGGCGGCGGCGGTGCCGCTGATCTGCCAGGACATGGACCGGCGCTACGAGGTGCACCCCGTGGCGGACCTGATGCGCAGGCCCAACCCGGCGCAGGGGCGTGCGGAGTTTCTCGAGGCGCTCTACGGGCAGATCCTGCTGTCGGGCAACGGCTACGTGGAGGCGGTGCTGGGCGAGGTGGGCCTGCCGGGCGAGTTGCACGTGCTGCGCTCGGACCGGATGAGCGTGGTGCCGGGGGCCGATGGCTGGCCGGTGGCCTATGAGTACGCGGTGGCGGGGCGGAAACATCGGTTCGACGCGAGCGGCGAGCTGAAACCCGTCTGTCATATCAAGGCCTTCCATCCGCAGGACGACCATTACGGCCTGTCGCCGCTGAAGGCCGCGGCCAACGCGCTCGACGTGCACAACGCGGCGTCGAAGTGGTCGAAGGGGTTGCTAGACAACGCTGCAAGGCCTTCGGGGGCGATCGTTTACCGTGGTGCGGACGGAGCGGGGCAGCTTTCGGCCGACCAGTACGACCGGCTGCTCGACGAGATGGCCGCCCATCACCAGGGCGCGGCCAACGCGGGCCGGCCGATGCTGCTGGAGGGCGGGCTGGACTGGAAGCCGATGGGGTTCAGCCCGTCGGACATGGAATTCCAGAAGACCAAGGAAGCGGCGGCCCGCGAGATCGCCACGGCCTTCGGGGTGCCGCCAATGATGCTCGGCATCCCCGGCGAGGCCACCTACGCCAACTATCAGGAGGCCAACCGGGCCTTCTACCGGCTCACCGTGTTGCCGCTGGTGGCCAAGGTTTCGGGCGCCCTGGGCGACTGGCTGAGCGAGCTTGGCGAAGACTGTGTGGAGCTGAAGCCCGACCTCGACGGGGTACCGGCGCTGGCGACGGAGCGTGAGGCGCAATGGCGCAGGGTGAGTGAGGCGGAGTTTCTGACGGCGGCTGAAAAGCGCGCGCTGCTCGGGCTTCCGCCGCTGGAGGCGGGCGATGTCTAACGAGGAAAGGCAAGCGATGGCAAAGGACTACGGGCCGGAGTTGGAGTGCAAGTTCTGCGCGCCGGAGGCCAGGCTGGCGGTGGACGAGAGCTTCGAGATCGCGGGCTATGCCTCGCTCTTCGGTGAGGCGGACCAGGGCGGCGACGTGGTGGTGGCCGGGGCCTACGCACGCTCGTTGAAGGCGATGGCGGCGAAGGGCCAGGCGGTGAAGATGCTCTGGCAGCACGACCCGCGCGAGCCCATCGGCATCTGGGACGAGGTGCGCGAGGACCGGCGCGGCCTTTATGTGAAGGGCCGCCTGCTGAAGGACGTGGCCCGGGCCCGCGAGGCGGCGGCGCTGATCAACGCGGGTGCCATCGACGGGCTCTCCATCGGCTACCGCACCAAGCGGGCGGAGAAGGACGCGCAGGGCCGCAGGCTCCTGCACGACCTGGAGCTCTGGGAGGTGTCTCTGGTGACCTTCCCGATGCTCCGCGAGGCGCGGCTGTCGGGCGCAAAGGGGGAGACTCCCGAGGCGGACGAGGGCTGGCAAGAGCTGGCGGAGGCGCTGCGGGCGGCTCGCCGGGCGCTGGCGGGCTGAGGCCGGCCTGAACCTGCGGCGGGGCAGCCTGCCGTTGACCATTCTCATGAAAGGAAGAGTTGCGATGAGCACTCCCGAGACTGGGTCCGGGGGCGGGCGGAGCGTGCCCGAGACCAAGACCCAAAAGGCATCGCCGGTGGCCGAGGTGGCCACGGCGCTCACGGAGTTTCTGGGCGAATTCAAATCGTTCCAGGACGACCTTCATTCCCGCGTTCAGAAACAGGAAGAGCGACTGACCATGCTTCAGAAGAAGACCATTTCCGCCGGGCGTCCGGCCCTTTCCGCGGCCGCCGAGGGCGTGGCCCCGCATGCCAAGGCGTTCAACGCCTACCTGCGCAACGGCGACGATGACGGGCTGCGCGGCCTCGAGCTGGAGGGCAAGGGCCTGTCGACCGCGGTGGCGGGGGACGGCGGCTATCTGGTGGACCCGCAGACGGCCGACACGATCAAGACCGTGCTGTCGAGCACCGCGAGCCTGAGGGCCATCGCCAACGTGGCGACGGTGGAGGCGACCTCCTTCGACGTGCTGATCGACCGGGCCGACATGGGTGCCGGATGGGCCAGCGAGACCGGCGCCAGCGTGGAGACCGACACGCCGCAGATCGAGCGTATCTCGATCCCGCTGCATGAGCTTTCGGCGCTCCCCAAGGCCAGCCAGCGGCTGCTCGACGACAGCGCCTTCGACATCGACGGCTGGCTCGCCGACCGGATCGCCAAGAAGTTCGCTCGCGCCGAGGCGGCGGCCTTCATCAATGGCAATGGCAGCGACAAGCCGACCGGCATCCTCGACCACACCATCGTGGCCGAGGGCAGCCAGACCTGGGGCGAGCTGGGCTATATCGCGACTGGCGTCGATGGCGAGATCGGTGACGCGGATGCGCTGGTGGATGTGGTCTATGCCCTGGGGGCGGAGTATCGCGCCAATGCGACCTTCGTGATGAACTCGAAGACCGCCGGCACCATCCGCAAGCTCAAGGATGCCGATGGCCGGTTCATGTGGTCGGACGGGCTGGCGGCGGGCGAGCCCGCGCGCCTGCTGGGCTACCCGGTGCTCATTGCCGAGGACATGCCCGACATCGCCACCGGCGCCCATGCCATCGCCTTCGGCGACTTCCATGCCGGCTACACCATCGCCGAGCGGCCCGACCTGCGGGTGCTGCGCGATCCCTTCAGCGCCAAGCCGCATGTGCTGTTCTACGCCACCAAGCGTGTGGGTGGCGATGTGAGCGACTTCGAGGCGATCAAGCTGCTGAAGTTCTCGGCCTCCTGAGGCTGTTGACGGTCCGGGTGGCGCGGGGTGCGCCACCCGGAATTCGCAGGGCCGGGGGCCGAGGGATTTCAGGAGACTGACACATGATTTTGACCGAGTTGACCACGGTCTCCGCAGCGGCGCTGCCGGTGGTCGAGTTCAAGGCGCATCTGCGCATGGGCACCGGATTTTCGGACGAGGGCGCGGAGGACGGGCTGTTGGAGTCGCTCCTGCGGGCCGCGATGGCGGCGGTGGAGGCCTGGACGGGCAAGGTTCTGCTGGCGCGGGATTTCCGCTGGGTCCTGGCGGCCTGGCGCGGAGGCGAGGGGATGACGCTGCCGGTGGCGCCGGTGCGTGCGATCACCGCCGTCAAGTTGGTGGACCTGCTGGACTGGGAAGACACCGTCGACCCCGGCAGGTACCGGCTCGAGCCCGACACCCACCGGCCGCGCATGCGGCCGACGGGGTCCGCCTTTCCCGGCGTGCCGCGGGGCGGAAAGATCGTGATCGACTTCGCCGCGGGTTTCGGTCCGGCCTGGAGCGACATCCCGGCCGATCTCGGGCAGGCGGTGCTGCTCCTGGCGGGGCACTACTACGACTACCGTCACGAGGCGCGGCCGGGCGAGGGGGTCATTCCGTACGGCGTGTCGGCGCTGATCGAGCGGTGGCGCAGCATCCGCATCACCGGAGGCCGGACATGACGCCCGCGCCGGTGTTGAACCGCAAGCTGGTTCTGGAGAGCCCCGAGCGGGTGCCGGACGGGTCGGGCGGCTGGACCCGGACCTGGGCCGAACTGGGACAGCTCTGGGCCGAGGTGAAATCGGGCTCGGGGGGCGAGCGGGCGGACGAGTTCTTGACGGTGTCGTCGGTGCCCTATCGGATCACCGTGCGGGCCGCGCCGCCCGGCGCGATGAGCCGCCCCAAGCCGGAGCAGCGGTTCAGGGAGGGCAGCCGGATCTACCGGATTCTGGCTGTGGCCGAGCGCGATGCCCTGGGCCGCTACCTGACCTGCTACGCGCGAGAGGAGGTTTCGGCATGAGCTATGGCGCTTCGGCTGCGTTGCAGAGCGCGGTTTACCTGCACTTGCAGGCCGACCCGGGGGTCACCGCCCTGGTGGGCGGCCACATCTACGATGCCGCGCCTCCGGGCACGCCGCCCGGCACATACGTGAGCCTCGGCCCCGAGGAGGTGGTCTCGCGCCGCGACTGCAGCGCCGAGGCGGCGCTGTTCAGGTTCACGGTGAGCGTGGTGACGGATGCCGCGGGGTTCGGCACGGCCAAGCAGATCGCGGGGGCGATCAGCGATGCTTTCATCGACGCCGACCTGACCCTGACACGGGGCACGCTGGTGAGCCTGAAGTTCGAACGTGCTCGCGCCCGCCGGGTGGGCGAGGGCGACCAACGCCGGATCGACCTGCGCTTCGCGGCCTGGATCGACGACTGACCTTTTTTCTCGAGGAGAACGCAAATGGGTGCCCAGAACGGCAAGGACCTGTTGATCAAGATGGACATGACGGGCTCGGGCCTGTTCGAGACGGTGGCGGGGCTGCGCGCGACGCGGGTGAGCTTCAACGCCGAAAGCGTCGATGTGACCTCTCTGGAGAGCCAGGGCGGATGGCGCGAGCTGCTGGCCGGCGCGGGCGTGAAGAGCGCCAACATTTCGGGCTCGGGGGTGTTTCGGGACGAGGACAGCGACGAGCGGGCGCGGCAGATCTTCTTTGACGGCGAAACCCCGGAGTTTCAGGTGATCATCCCCGATTTCGGCGTGGTGGAGGGGCCGTTCCAGATCACCAGCGTGGAATACGCGGGCAGCCATGACGGCGAGGCCACCTACGAGCTGTCGCTGGCCTCGGCCGGGGCGCTCAGCTTCACGGCGCTCTGAGATGACGGGATCGGGGGCCAATCCCTGGGCAGGGGAGGCGGTGCTGGTGCTCGACGGCGCGGAGCATCGCTGCAAGCTCACGCTCGGCGCGCTGGCCGAGCTGGAGGCGGCGCTCGAGACCGGCACGCTGATGGAGCTGGTGGAGCGGTTCGAGGGCGGGCGGTTCGGTACGCGCGATGTGCTGGCGCTTCTGGTCGCAGGCCTGCGGGGCGGCGGCTGGCAGGGGCGGGCCGCCGACCTGCTGACGGTCGAGATCGGCGGCGGACCGGTGGAGGCGGCGCGGGTGGCCGCCGAGCTGTTGGCCCGTGCCTTCGCCTTGCCCAGGGGCTCCTGAGATGGACTGGGCGGGGCTCCTGCGCCGGGGGCTCCTGGAGCTGCGGTTGAGACCGGCCGAGTTCTGGGCGCTCACCCCGGTGGAACTGATGGTGATGCTGGGGCTGGAGCAGGCGGCCCCGCCGCTGACACGGGCGCGGCTGGCCGAACTGGCCGCCGCATTTCCTGACCAGACGAGGAGATGACGATGGCGGATTTCGACGGGGCCGAGGCCCTAGAGGCGCAGGTGGACGCGCTGGAGAGCGCATTTGGAGGCGCGGCCCAGATGGTGGCTGCCTTCGACAGCGAGCTGATGCGGATGCAGGCCAGCCTCACGGTGACGCAGGCCGATGTGGGACAGCTCTCGAGCCAGATCGGGCGTGGGCTGCGCAAGGCCTTCGACGGGCTGGTGTTTGACGGCATGCGCCTGTCGGAGGCGCTTAGGACGGTCGCGGAGGCCATGGTCAACGCCACCTACAACGCGGCAATGAAACCGATCACCGACCATTTCGGCGGGCTGATCGGCAACGGCCTGGAGAATTTCATCACCGGCGGTCTCGCCTTCGAGAAGGGCGGGGCCTTCTCCCAGGGTCGGGTGCAGCCCTTCGCCAAGGGCGGGGTGGTCTCGCAGCCCACCTACTTCCCGATGCGGGGCGGGCGCGGGCTGATGGGAGAAGCGGGGCCGGAGGCGATCATGCCGCTCTCGCGCGGGGCAGACGGATCGCTCGGCGTGAGGACGCAGGGCGGGGGCCGCCCGATCAATGTGGTGATGAACATCTCGACGCCGGATGTGAAGGGCTTCGAGCGGAGCCGGGCGCAGGTGGCGGCGCAGATGACCCGCGTTCTGGCGCAGGGCCAGCGGAACCGCTGAGGCGGGCAAGGCAGCAAGCGAGAAGGAACGAGACATGGGATTTCACGAGGTGCGGTTTCCGGCCAGTCTGAGCTTTGGCTCGGTGGGCGGGCCGGAGCGGCGGACCGAGATCGTGACGCTGGCCAACGGTTTCGAGGAGCGCAACACGCCCTGGGCGCACTCGCGCCGCCGCTATGACGCGGGGCTGGGGATGCGCTCGCTCGATGACGTGGAGGTGCTGCTGGCCTTCTTCGAGGCACGGCGTGGCCAGCTCTTCGGGTTTCGCTGGAAGGATTGGTCGGACTTCAAGACCGGTGCTGCGAGCGCGGCTCCGGACTGGCAGGACGAGGTCATTGGCATCGGGGACGGGGTGACGAGGAGCTTTCAGCTTTCGAAGACCTATCGCTCGGGCGAGGCCTCCTACGTCAGGCCGGTGAAGAAGCCGGTGTTCGGCACGGTCACGGCGGGGATCGAGGGCACCTTCTACCAGGAGGGGGTGCATTTTGGCGTCGATCCGGCGACCGGGGTCATCACCTTCGAGGACGCGCCGTCGATCGGGCATGCGGTGACGGCGGGGTTCGAGTTTGACGTGCCGGTGCGGTTCGATACCGACCGGATCCAGACCAGCGTGGCGAGCTTCAAGGCCGGTGACGTGCCGACGGTGCCCGTTGTGGAGCTGCGGCTGTGAGCGGGGTTGGAGCGGAGGCGGCGGCGCTTCATGCGCATCTTGGCGGCGGGATCACGACCGTCTGCCGCTGCTGGTCGGTCGCGCGGCGCGACGGCGTGGTGCTCGGGTTCACCGACCATGACGAGGGGATCGCCTTTGACGGTGTCGAGTTTCGCGCCAACAGCGGGTTGACCGCGAAGGCACTGGTGCAGAGCACGGGCCTTGCGGTGGACAACACCGAGGCGCTCGGGGCGCTGATGAGCGAGGCGATCACCGAGGACGATATTCTGGCCGGTCGCTATGACGGGGCCGAGGTGCGGGCCTGGATGGTCAACTGGGCCGCTCCGGGCGCCCGGTTGATGCTGTTTTGCGGCAGTATCGGGGAGGTGTCGCGCTCTGGCGGGGCTTTCGAGGCCGAGCTGCGCGGGCTGACCGAGACCCTGAACCAGCCGCAGGGGCGGGTCTACCAGCCGCAATGCAGCGCTGTGCTGGGGGACGGGATGTGCCGGTTCGACCTGTCGAGCACCGGCTACAGCACCGAGGTGGCCGTGGAGAAGGTCGAGGGCGGCCGGGTCTTTACCTTCGCGGGCATGGCGGAGTTCGACCAGCGCTGGTTCGAGCGCGGGCGGCTTAGTGTACTGACCGGGGCGGCACGAGGTTTGGTGGGGCTGGTGAAGAACGACCGGCTGACCAACGCCAACCGGGTCGTGGAACTCTGGGAGCAACTTCCGGCGCAGATCGACGAGGGCGACGTGATCCGGCTGGAGGCGGGCTGCGACAAGCGTGGCGAGACCTGTCGGCTGAAGTTCGACAACTTCCTGAACTTCAGGGGATTTCCGCATATTCCGGGGGAGGACTGGCTGATGAGCTATCCCAAGGCGACCACCGACAATTCCGGCGGGCAGCGCAAGGGCGAGTTCCTGCTGCGGCTGGTGGCCGGTGGCTTTGAGGACTGAGCGGGACATGAGGGTGGGGGAGCAGGTGGTTGCACTGGCCCGCGGCTGGATTGGCACGCCCTATCGGCATCAGGCTTCGTGCAAGGGCGCCGGCTGCGACTGCCTGGGCCTGCTGCGCGGGGTCTGGCGCGAGTTGTGGGGTGAGGAGCCCGAGGCGGTGCCGGCCTACAGCCGCGATTGGTCGGAGCCGGCGCGGGAGGAGGCGCTCTGGGCCGCGGCACGGCGGCATCTGGTCGAGAAACCGGCCTGTGCTCCGGATGCTGCAGGCGATGTGATCCTGTTCCGGATGCGCCAGGACGCTGTGGCCAAGCATCTGGGCATCCAGGCCCGGATCGGCGCGGAAACCAGTTTCATCCATGCCTATTCCGGGCACGGGGTGGTGGAGAGTTCGTTCACGCGGCCCTGGGCGCGTCGCGTGGCGGCGAGGTTCGAGTTTCCCGGAGGGATGATCTGATGGCGACGATACTTCTTTCGGCGGCGGGCGCGGCGCTTGGCTCCACCTTGGGTGGCACCTTTCTGGGCCTCTCGGGGGCGGTCATCGGGCGCGCCGTCGGCGCCACCCTGGGCCGGGTCATCGACCAGCGGCTGATGGGGCAGGGCAGCCAGGTCGTGGAGACCGGCAAGGTCGAGCGTTTCCGGGTGACCGGGGCGAGCGAAGGCGCGCCGATCGGGCAGCTCTACGGGCGGATGCGCGTGGGCGGACAGGTGATCTGGGCGACCCAGTTCAAGGAGACCGTGCACGAGGAGAAGACCGGCGGAAAGGGTGCGCCGAGCGGTCCAACCGTGCGGAGCCACAGCTACTCGATCAGCCTGGCCGTGGCCCTCTGCGAGGGCGAGATCGGGCGTGTCGGGCGAATCTGGGCGGACGGGGTTGAGCTGGCTCCCGGCGACCTGAACATGCGCGTCTACACCGGCAGCGAAGACCAGTTGCCGGACCCGAAGATGGAAGCCGTGGAAGGCGCGGGTACGGTGCCGAGTTACCGTGGCGTGGCCTATGTGGTGATCGAGGATCTCGAGCTGGGCGATTTCGGCAACCGGGTGCCGCAGCTGTCGTTCGAGGTTGTCCGTCCGGTCAGCGAGGCGGTGGACACGCCGGAAGCCCGCAGCCTCAGCCGCGTGGTCAAGGCGGTGGCGCTGGTGCCGGGCACGGGCGAATACGCCCTGGCCACCACGCCGGTGCACTACAGCTTCGGCCAGGGGCGCAGCCAATCGGCCAACGTCAACAATCCGACCGGCAAGACCGACTTCGCGGTGTCGCTCGACATGCTGGGCGAGGAACTTCCGGCCTGCGGATCGGTCTCGCTCGTGGTGAGCTGGTTCGGCGACGATCTGCGCTGCGGTTCCTGCGAGATCAAGCCGAAGGTGGAGCAGGGGGAATTCGACGGCAAGCCGATGAACTGGAAGGTCAGCGGCCTGAGTCGCGCGGCCGCAGACCTGACACCGCGCGACGAGGAGGACCGGCCGATCTACGGTGGCACGCCGGCGGATGCGGCGGTGGTGGAAGCCATCGGAGCCTTGAAAGCCGCGGGTCAGCAGGTGGTGTTCTACCCCTTCATCCTGATGGACCAGCTTGACGGCAATGGTCTCCCGGACCCGTGGAGCGGCGCGGCGGATCAGCCGAGGCTGCCCTGGCGCGGACGGATTACCCAGTCGGTCGCGGCAGGGCGCCCGGGATCGCCCGATGGCACCGCCGCCGCCGATGCCGAGGTGGCCGCTTTCTTCGGTGCCGCCGATGCGAGCGACTTTTCCGTGAACGGAAAGGTCGTGGCCTACGCGGGCCCTGAGGAATGGTCGTTCCGGCGGTTCATCCTGCATTATGCGCATCTCTGCGCGGCGGCCGGAGGGGTCGATGCTTTCTGCCTCGGCTCGGAGATGCGCGGCCTGACACAGATCCGGGGTGCGAGCGGCTTTCCTGCGGTTGCGCAGATGCAGGCCCTCGCGGCCGAGCTGCGCGGCATCCTGGGGCAAACCTGCAAGATCGGCTATGCGGCGGACTGGAGCGAGTATTTCGGCCACCGGCCGGAGGACGGCTCTGGCGACGTGTACTTTCATCTCGATCCACTCTGGGCGGACTCCAACATCGACTTCATCGGCATCGACAATTACATGCCGCTCTCCGATTGGCGCGATGGCGAAGATCACGCCGATGCCGGGATGGGCGCGATCTACGACCTGGACTATCTCAAGGCCAATGTCGCAGGCGGCGAGGGGTACGACTGGTACTACGCGCATGAGTCCGCGCGCGAGCACCAGATCCGCACGCCGATTGCCGACGGAGCCCATGGCGAGGACTGGATCTATCGCTACAAGGATCTGAAGGGCTGGTGGCGAAACACCCACCACGAGCGCATCGGCGGCGTCCGGCAGGCCTCGCCCACCGATTGGGTGCCAGAGAGCAAGCCGATCTGGTTCACCGAACTGGGCTGCGCCGCGCTCGACAAGGGCACCAACCAGCCAAACAAGTTTCTCGACGTCAAGAGCTCCGAGAGCGGCCTGCCGTATTACTCCGACGGCACGCGCGATGACCTGATCCAGGCACAATACCTGCGGGCGGTTTCGGCGCATTTCGAGGAAGCGGGCAACAACCCGGTGTCAGCCGTGTATGGCGGGCCGATGGTCGACATGAGCCGCGCCCATGTCTGGGCCTGGGATGCGCGACCCTTTCCCTATTTCCCGGCGGCGCTCGACCTCTGGAGCGACGGCGAGAATTACGCGCGCGGGCATTGGCTGAACGGTCGGGTGACAAGCGAGGCGCTGCCGGCGGTGGTGGCCGAGCTCTGCCTGCGTTCAGGCCTCGATCTCGACAGCCTGGACCTGGAGCGGCTGCACGGCCTGGTGCGCGGCTTCAGCGTTTCCGAGATCGACGGTGCGCGCGCGGCGCTGCAACCCTTGATGCTGGCCTTCGGCTTCGATGCCGTGGAGCGCGGTGGCGTGCTGCGGTTCTCCAGCCGCAACGGGCTCTCGGGCGGAATGATCGAGCGCGAGACGCTGGCCGTCACCGACGATCTGGACGCCGACATCACGCTCGTCCGGTCGCCTGCGGCCGAGACTGCGGGCAAGGTGCGGCTCAACTACGTGGAGAGCAACGGCGACTACGAAGTGCGTGCTGCCGAAGCGATCTTTCCCGACGAGGTGACCTATGCGGTGTCCCAGTCTGAGTTGCCCCTCGCGCTGACCAATGGCGAGGCACAGGCCATCGTTGAAAGGTGGCTCGCAGAAGCGCGCGTGGCACGCGACACGGCGCGGTTTGCGCTGCCCCCTTCGATGCTGGGGATCGGGGCAGGGGATGTGATCACCCTGCCGACCGAGGACCGGATGGCCGCCTATCGGGTGGATCGGGTCGAGCAGGGCGCGAGCCAGATCATTGATGCCGTCCGGGTGGAACCCAACATCTACAGGCCGAGCGACGCCATAGATGATCCGGTGGCTCTGGTCGGCTTCGTGCCGCCTCTGCCCGTCTACCCGCTGTTCCTCGACCTGCCGCTGCTCACCGGCGCGGAAGTGGAACACGCCCCCCATGTGGCGGTGACGGCGGTGCCGTGGCCGGGGACAGTTGCCGTTTATGGCTCTGTCACCGGTGAGACCTACGATCTGAACCGGCTCATTTCGTCCCGCTCGATCATCGGCGTGACCGAGACTGCTCTGGACGCGGCGCGCCCCGGGCAGTGGGATCGCGGTGCGCCGCTGCGGGTACACCTCAGCACTGGCGCGCTTTCATCGGCGACCGAAGCGCAGGTGCTCGCGGGCCGTAACGCGATGGCCATCGGTGACGGGAGTTCGGGCAACTGGGAGATATTCCAGTTCATGACCGCAGACCTCGTGGCCGGGCGCACCTACGAGCTGAGCCTGCGCCTGAGGGGGCAGCTTGGCACCGACGGGCTGATGCCGGGGTCCTGGCCGGTCGGCAGCCAGGTCGTGCTGCTGGACGGCAGCCTGACGCAGCTCGAACTGGCCAGCGCGGCCCGGCGGCTTTCGCGTATCTATCGGATCGGCCCGGCAGGGCGACCCTACACCGACCCGTCCTACGTGGAGCAACAGGCGGCCTTCGACGGCAACGGCCTGAGGCCCTACGCCCCGGTGCATATCAAGGGCCGCCGGGATGCGGCGGGCGACCTGCATGTGAGCTGGGTGCGGCGGACGCGGATCGACGGCGACGGGTGGGAGGTGCCGGAGGTGCCGCTCGGGGAGGCGAGCGAAGCCTATCTTGTTCGGGTGGTTCAGGGCGGGGCGGTGGTGCGCGAGGCGACATCGTCGAGCCCGGCCTGGACCTATGGCGCACCGCATCAGGCCGGCGACGGTGTGACGGGGACGTTTGAAATTCACGTGGCGCAGATCTCCGAGCGCTACGGACCGGGTCTTTTTGGAAAGGGTGAAATGGATGGCTGAGACCACGCAGCTCAAACTGCCGCTTGTTCAGGCGAGCCAGGCACAGAAGCATGTGACAGTGAACGCCGCTCTGATGCGGCTCGACGGGCTGGCGCAACTGCGCCTGCAATCGGCCTCCACGGCCACGCCGCCCGCGGTCGTTGTCGACGGTGCGTGCTGGTTCGTGCCCCCAGGGGCGGTCAACGCTTGGGCGGGCCAAAGCGGCAAGCTGGCCATCGGCGACAATGGCGGGTGGGATTTTCTTGCGCCGCAGGTCGGGTGGCGGGCCTGGATCGTCGACACCGCGACCGACGCGCTCTGGGACGGCACCGCATGGCAGCCGCCGCTGATGGCGGCCAGTCCCTCGGGGGCCGCGTCGCGGATGCAGGTGCTCGAGTTCGACCACAGCCTCGGGGCCGGAGCCACCAGCACGACAACGACGCAGGTGCCGCCGAACGCCATGGTCTTCGCCGTGTCCGCACGGGTCAGCACGGCGATCACCGGCACGCTCTCGAGCTGGAGCTTCGGCATCAACGGGTCGGAAGGCCAGTTCGGAACCGGGCTCGGGCTGGGGCAGGGAAGCTATTGCACCGGTCTGCTCGGCGCGCCGACCACATGGTATTCCGCCACGCCCCTGAAACTGACCGCGGTCGGTGGCGACTTCGCCGGCGGCGCGATCCGGGTGGCGGCGCATTACTACACGATCGAACTGCCCGGCCTGTGA